GAGAATGGAAACTCTGTCGTATCTTGCTCGACAATCTCCATAGTCTCATCACTCATAAGCATTGCTAACTCGTCATCAGACAAGTCAAAGTAACGCTCTTTAGTAATGTCTTCTTTGTCTTCCCAATAAGCCTTAACGATGCCGTTCTTCTGCATCAAGGCATCTTTGAACCAATCATGCAGAATGGCTACACCAGCGTTATCACGATTGAATACCCAATTACAGTAGTCTGTGGCCTGTTTTGCCGAGGCTTCATCACGAGGGCCTTGTGGCTCAAAGACTACGATATTGTCTGAGCCTGTAAAGATACGAACTAAGCTAGGTAGCGCACCATCTATCGCTTCTGCCACTTCTCCAGTAACGATTTGAGACTTACCCTCAACTTCATTACCATATGGCTGTCGCAGATAAGCCTCCAAAGCCTGTTTGCGCTGTTCAACAGTTTCGCTTTCAATAAATCCGATTGCATCATCAATCTCCGATTGAAGTATTGACTTCAGTTCGTTCTGTACCATGTTTGTCCTTTGGAGGGCGGCCCATTCGGGGTTTGTCCAATTGTAACTCTTTTACCATATTTTCAAGCATTTCGATACGCTTTTCAAGTTCTTTTACTTTAGGTGCTAGATTTACACCCTGCATAGTTACATACATCAGACAATCCATTTCGGAGTTTGGTTAATAGGCTTAGACCACGTTGAATGTCCTTCATCCAATCCAAGGGCTAAGTAGCGGAAAGAATCAGAGCCATGACTTGACCAATCGTGTAGTGGTCTTTCGTAAAATATCTTACGCTTTTCATCGTAGTCTCTGCGGTAGTTTCTCAGGCAGTTTAGTCCTGTCTGCACCTTTGGCACGTTAAACCAGCACCTTGGCAATAATCGTCTAACAGCTTGGATGCCATCGTCTAGTCCCATTCTGGGTGCAATCTTGACTTCTAGTCCAGCTTCCTCAAGCATTTCCATTCTGCTCTTACCTGTGCCTAACTCCCTAACCCTAACGTCATGGGGCAGAATATGCTCTGATTTAAGATAGTCATTATCCTTAATCCACTTAACGTAGTGGTCTAGTCCAACTCCGTGATTCTCGTAGTAGTCAATCAGACGCACCTCAGTACCTACTAACTGAGCCACCCAGATAGACGTAGAGTCACCCATTCCCAAGTCCCAAGCAGTAAATGTCCTACTTAGTTCCTCTCTGGGAATCTCTTGCATATGCTTCTTGTCTTCCAGTTCATTAAGGATTTGCCCATAGTAAGAGCCTTCTACAGCAGCGTCAAAGCTACATTCAAACTCTTGGCGGTATTTATCCTCGCCCATCTCATTCTTAGCCGCCTTCAGTTCTAGGTCATCTACCACCCCTGTCTCTGAGGCTTTGAACTCTAGCAAGCCCCATCCATCCTCTTTCTCTGCCCTGTCTCGCAGTTCTTTGAAGTGATTGTGTCCTTTGGGTGTACCAATGAATAAGCACCAGCCTTTTCTGTCTGTCAGGGCAGGTCTAACAATGTCTGTCCATATCTTAGGATTCTGGTCACCCACCTCATCAATGATTACCCCATCAAAGTATTGACCTCGCAGGGAATCAGGATTGTCTGAGCCATATAGCTGAATACGCCTACCCCAGAAGTCAACTCGTAACTCTGAGATGTTGTTAGTTCCACCTAAAGGTTCAGTATATTTAACAAGATAGTCCCAAGCTACACGCTTTGCTTGTCCATAAGTAGGCGCAATGTAAGCGTATCTAGGTGTTTCTTTCTCGTTTAGCACCGCCTCACGGATTAAGTGGTTAAGTGCTGCAACAGTCTTACCAAACCTTCGATGTGCAACTACTACTGCAAAGCGTTTACCTTCCAGTAACTCGTGAACCTTTAGTTGGTGTTCCCTTGGCTTATAGGGAATTTCAATTACTTCGCCCATGTAACGATGTGCTGAAGTGGTTGGTCAGAGTCGCCACTTATAGTAACTGAAGCCATGTCAGGCATTGATTTACGCAATAGTATCTCAATAGCCTTCATCCTTGTAGGACTTAACTCCTCAGTTTCACCAAGTGCATGATTTTGCAAAACATTTAGTAATTGACTTACTTGAATCTTTTTGCGTACATCTTCCTGATGAAGTTTGTTTATTGGTCTTCCGACTTGTGCCATTTTGTTTGACTCCTCTAGGGTTGGTCAAGTTAGTATCTACTCACAACGAGTAGAGTTAGTATATCACTTGCCTTTTTTCTTCATTACTTTTTTAGCAGAACTAAGGGCAATGGCAACTGCTTGCTTAGGGTTGGAAACCACTTTACCGCCTTTACCTGAGTGTAGAGTACCTTCTTTGTACTCACCCATGACCTTGCCAACTTTCTTCTGACCAGCTTTTGTCATTTTCATGTTGTTCACCATTTAACCTTGTTAGCCCAATACGCTGCACTCATCTTACCCTTGGCAATATTCTCAGCGTGACGAGCCTTGAACGCTTCGTTACGCTTCGTGCCATCAGGTGAGCCTTTAGCCCCTTGCTGACCAAAGCGGATTAGCTTTACATCCTCACCAGACTTAGCTAAAACAGCGTGAGACTTGGTTGGATGGTTAGGAGTAGCTTTGGGCTTGTTATAGCCAGAAAACTGCTCTGACCCTCGCTTAATCACTTCTTTTTAGCAGTCTTAGCTGCTTGTTTAAAAGCATCAGCAGTAGGCGCACCCTTGCTACCTACTTTACGCATACGCTCTGGAGTTTTACCAGCAGCTTTTTGTGATTCTATGCGTTTCTTCTTTGCAGCGATATTTGCGTACAAGCCCATCATTTTTTGGCTTTCTTTGCTGCGTTTTTAGCTGTACGCTCTCCACGCATAGGCATAGGCTTAGATGCAGGTTTAGTCTTCTTCTGCATAAGTTTCTGCATCATTTCCATCGCTTGTTGGTTTGTCGTTCCCATCATATTCATCCTCGGTTATTGGCCCACCACTAATCCATGCCTCACAAGTCCTCTTGGAAGCACACTTAAAATCAAACACTTCGCAATAGCCTAAGCCGCCAGCATCAATGACTTCCCAAGCATCCATCTCTGTGCCATTCATCTCAAGACCTGATTCAATGCAAGCAAGCATCTTAGGGGTTTGGATAAAGGCAGCGCAGTTACCGCAACGAGACTTTTTAGCCTGTGCAGGTGAGATTCTCCAAGCCTTAGAAATATCACGCCAGTAATCAGCGTTTGGCTCATTGGGATTCATTGGGCCATAGTTCGCCTTGTCGATGGCTTTCTGACGACACTCAAGATTGACTTCTACGTCACCTGTGGCAACTGGACACGCTTCGCCTTTTTTCTCTTGGCTTTGTATCTCAATCTCAATTTTTACTGATGGCTCTAATAATCCAGACATAGGTGTCCCCAGGAGTTTGTCTCATTATCTCATAAAAAAAAAGAGGGAACAAGTCCCTCTAAAGTCTCAATGGCAACTGAGTGCGCCCATTGTGCGCTATCTGAAAAGATTTGCAAGCGTTAGATTTAAAACATCCATCTCATCTAGCTTCATAACCTTCCATATCCTAGCCTGTCCATGTATTCCGTTGAAGCTACCCTGATGGCAATCCTTGCATAAAGGAATACATAAGTATTGATTATGTTGAACAATATGGTGTGCATCGCTTGGAGGAGAAGCATTGCAGACACCACAAGGCATTTCTTTAATCTTTGCCAAGTGGAGTCGTTCCCTATTATTGGGTCTGTTGTTCATGCTTCTCTTACATAAACACTAAAACTGGCAGCAGTATCACCAAAAGGTAATTGCTCTATTTTTTTGGCAATACGCTCACGCTCATGCTGTGCTACTAGCTTGGCAAAGCGCACAAGCCCATCCTCATCAAACTTCAAACCGCTTATGGTGTTTTCTATTGCCAACTTAATAACGTCTTCTCTATTCATCATCATCTTCCATGCTTTCTTGAATTAGTTGCAGTTTGACAAACTCCAATGCACCAATGACTGTCGCCATATATAAAGAATCATCATATTTGTGGATGGTTTTCATCAGGTCTTCAACCAATCCATCGACAAGTTTTCCTTGATTGAAGTTCATGCTTGTTTCTCAGTCATACCAAACCCTTATGAAGTAAACCACCAGCGACCAAAAAGTCGCTAGTGAAATAACAATTAACTTCCAAGTCTTACTCATAAGCTGCTATTTTGGCTTCGTCTGCTTGTTCCAAGATGTGCTTTGCAAGACGCATACAGCCCTCAATCTCTAATTCTTTAAACTGCTGGTCAGTAAAGATGCCCATGACATTCTTACCTTCAAACCAGACTTCATCAATGTTCTCGTTGTAAGTACCTTCTTCGTCACGCTCGTATTCCATCACGACAGTAACGATTACAGAGCCTTCACCAGTTGTTGTGTCAAATTCGTATTTCATTTTGTATTCCTTAAAAGTACCCTTGCGAATTGCTTGGGCTGACGTAATTCTATCAACATTTTGTTGAATTCTACAAATAATTTTATTCTGTTGTTTTTACGCCAAGTCGTTCACTTGCTTGCTCACTTCTCCAAATGTCAGCTTTCATCTGGGCAGCAGTCAGCATCCACTTTAAAGTTTCTTCTTTCTCAATGGCAATCATTAGACCCTTGAGCAAATCAGCATACTCAATGTGAGCATAGGCTTCACGCTCTTGGGCAACCGCAGAATCTATCCCTCTGGCTAACGCATCCTTCATCAGTAGAGCCTTCTTAGTTTTGCGAAACTCCTCAAGGTATATCCTTTGTGCTTTAGCTTCCGCATATTTGCATGAATTTTCAATGATGTATTCAATGGCTTTGTAAGGTGCTTTCATTTGACTACTCCAATCATTCGTAGAGCCGCTTCTGGGCAATCTATTCTTGCCAAGGTACTACCTGACCAATTCTCGAAAAAGTCGGCTTGTAGCTTCGTTAAACGCTTTTTAGAGTCCGTTTTAATCTCCACCAGAAAGGTGTGACCCTTGTAGCCAACCAGCAGGTCAACTGGTAAGCCAATAATCCAAACGTAAGCACCTGCACCACGCAAGGCAGAAACTATCTGGTCTTGGTTAGCATCAACTCTTGCTGCTCTCCTCATTTCGTAGCCTCGTCATTCTGTCCCTCAAAAGCAAAGTATCTGACTTTCCTCTGATTCGTTCCAAGTCCACGCACACACCCTGCCACCAGAGCAACGCTTTGCTTGAGCCAATCGTCAATTTCTTTTGGTTGAATCTGCGTATCCACTCTTTCGCTTCGCAGTCCTTGAAGTGTTCTAATTCTGCTGGAGTCATTTGTAGGCCATTCAAAGTGATTCACTTAGGATTCTCCATGCTGTTGCAGCGCACAATGGCACTTGT